TACGCCAGCTTTTATATTATCAAATGTCTTATTGAGGTCTCTGACAAAAGGTGAGGTAGCTACTTGCGTTGGCCTATCTCCCGCAAGTTCCGCATGCCAGTACTCTCCCTTTACTGGGAAACTAAGGCCCTGTCCCGTAGCAGTAGTTTGAAACCGATTAATTAAATCTTCTCTTGCGGCACCATCCCCGCCAAATGCAATGTCCATTGCAGCGGATTTCTGATGCTGGGAAGATCCCGGCATAGCAACCTGTGTTCCGGGGGTTTTGAAATACCCTGCTATATCAAATAAATCCTTGAACTCTTGCCCCGCAGCAATGGCCCCTTTTTCCGACACAGACTTATCCCAGTCCGCCGCTACTTTAGGGTCGATTTCTTTCAACCTGTCAGAAATAATACTAGCTTGCTCCTCTGGACTTCTACGCGCAGATCCTATGGATACGTCGCCGGACGTTTTTGCCAATGACCCGAGCATTTTAGTCAAGTAGTCTTTAGAAAAACCTTCCAGCATACTATTGCGGGTTGTCGTCTGATCCCCTGTCGCCCCCGATAATTTAATATACCCCTTCAGCATATCTGCATTAGGGATCATGCCGCCAGAGGTTGGATCGTACTGACCACCTTGAGATGAGGATAGAATTTCATTAGCACGTTTAAAATCTAAGGTTGTTGTTGGAGTAAGGCTCCCTGAAACATATCTTCCACCAATCCCTGTGGGTAGGCTGGATATCCCGGCACCAATTATGTCTGTATTTAAAAAAGAATTTAACGCGGCCCTTTCTGCAACTTGACGAGCAGTAGCATCTTGCATTTGACGTTTAGTTTCGGCGGCAGCGGCGTCTACTCTTTTTTGCGCTTCTGCTTGGTCCTGTGCTTCAGTATCTACCGCCCGTTGGGCTTTTCTAGCAGCAGCCTTGTCTATTGCGTCCCGATTTGCGGCAGACCGAATGCCAGATTCTCTATCTACATCTGCTCTGGATACAGGGTCTCGACCGCCGCTTTCGTTTACTCTGGAGTACCCAGAACCGGAACTTCTGTCAGCAACTACGTCACCAGCAACAGAATCTACGCCACCTGCAAAACCCATAACCGTGATCCCTTACTGTCTAGCGCGTTCAAGTGAGACATTTGCACGTAACTGTGCCACATCTTCCATGGATTGCAATCTTTCGCGGTCCAAGGCGTCCTTCTTAGCCAGCTTCTGCTGGTCAAACCGTAGACGCGCCTGACTTTCTTGACCCTTTTGCTCCAATTCCTGAGCCTTTAGCTGCAAGTTCTGCTGCTGGATCTGGATTAACGGATCCGGACCCTGTGGTGGCGGCGGAACAAGCTGCTGCATCAACTGGCCCATCAACTGCGCTTCTTCCTTTGCAATAGCTGTCGCCATCTGCACCGGATCAAGATTAGGCATACTTGCGCCCATCTGCTGCTGCATTTTCAACACAACCATCTGTTGTGCAGCCAATGAAGCGTGTTCCAAGATGTGAGACAGCAAAACGCCGTACACAGCAGGGGATGTCTGCATGATCGGCATCTGGATGAATGCAATATGTGCTTGCATATGAGCCATATGGTCCTGATCAGGGAACGCCTTCAACGGATTTCCGCCAGTCGGGATCACCAAAGACCGTGCATTCTCCAAAAGAGCGTCTTCAGGCTCTGGCGGAGGGGGAGGAGGTAGTACAAGATCAATGTCTTGTACTCCGAGGGCCGAGTACATCCGTCGATACGCCTCATAAAGGTTGTGCATCTGCGGTGCAGCCTGAGCCAACTGCAACTGCTGCTGTGCAAGCGATATCCGCTGCGTCATAGAGAAGATATTCGGGTCGCTGACAGGAACTACGTCCACCCGACCATCGAAATCAGCCGCCATAATCGTCTGTTCGCCGCCAATTACCTCATATGGGTACTCAGGTGGCAGCGAATCAGCAAAAACCTGCGCCAGCAGCTTCAATTCCTGCATCTGGGCGTTGTGCAACCGCTTGTGAACAGCAGAAATGACCCTCGAACCACGCTCCAGCAACGCAATCGTCGTTCCAACAGGCATTTCCTGATTGGAGTCACCCATTCCAAGGTCCGTGGTCCCCACAAACTTCTGCGCGGCATCAATACAGAAGCCCAAAAGCTGCATAAGTACCGAAGAAGGCTCCTTATACGGCAGCGGCATCAGCCCTTCACGCAATGCACCACCCGGAGCATCGACATCACGCCACTCTCCGGGCTGAATAGGACTTTGGTCCTCCATTCGGAGGCCCCTTGTCTTAAATCCACCCGGCAAATTGGAAAGTGTCCCTGCGTCAATCAACTGGCGGAGGATGGAGGTCGAAGATCTTGACAAATTCCCCAAAAGGTGAACCAGCCCAAAACCGTAAAAACCTAACCCGGGTAAGAACTTATAGTGAACAAAGTACTGACGCTTCTTTTTCTTCGGATCGTCTTCACGATAATTGCGCCGGATGGACAAAATCTCCATCGAATCCGGGTCGAACGTAACAATGTACGGCAATTTGATGCCAGTTTGTTCTCCGTCCTCGTCCGCGTCTTCAAAACCCTCAATGTCAAGGTTGCAGTGGCACTCGTACAAGACGTATTCTTCGCTGTCGCCCGTAGGTTCCCTGCCAGAAATATCGTCCAACCGCTCTTGGATCTGGTCGCGCTCGTTCTCCGCCGGTTCTCCGAGGTCCACGTCCCGATAAAATCCGCTCACCTGCTGCTTGCGGAGTTCATTCTTGCTCATACGTAATACGTGTGTAACGCGCTCCGCCGTCATCAGGTCTCTTGCAAGATACGGAACGATCAAATCCTTCGGCAAAACATACGGACTTGTCGCCCTTTCCAGAGATGTGTCGTAATACACCTTCTTAAACGTACTGCCGCCATATCCGACATAGAACAGCATCTGATCAAAATCAGGGTCATACTCTTCCATGACCTGAGTGATCTGGTAATTCATGTACGCTTTTACACGCTCCGCCTGTGCTTCACGCTCAGGTGTCACCTTTCCGATGATCGCCGCCCTCGCAGGACCGCCCGGTGGCAGCAATTCTTTGTACGATTGTGCTTGGAACTGTGTCACAGCCTCATTCAAAATAGGATGGGTCACGCCGGAGGCACCTTCAAAAGGTTCCGAACGCTCCTCAAAGGTCAGACCGAGGAGGACCATCCCCTCTTCATAGACCTTCTTCCACTCTTCTCGGCTGCTGTCGTCATTCTCAATCAAGTCTACCAGATCCAAGGCGATCTTCTTCATGACCGCCTCATCTAAGACCTCTGCCAGATTTGCCTGAAACTCGATGTCTTCGACCTCGGTGTTCTCTTCTTCGACCTCGGCCTCATCGTCGATCTCAGGAAGGCCGCTGATGTCCTCGTCGTCCATCATGTCGTCAACTGGACCACCAAGGGGCGTACCGATATTGTTATATGGTTGCATAGACATCAGTAATAAACCCTTTTCCCGATACGCTCCTGCCTCTCAACCTCGTAATCTTCAGGGTGAGAAAGAAAGCCGCCTTGTCTGAAACGCATTAACGCTTGTGTCGCTGCATCGCAATGGTCATCGTGTTCGCCAAATGGAAAAGTAGCCATCTCTTCGATGACTTCTTCCGCCCAGCTTGTTTCAGGATACCACACTAATCCCGCCTCGAACAGAGGCGCGACAGAATTCATTCGGCTGAATTTATCGTTCCCGCGACTTGGCGTGAAGTTTACAACAGGGATGCCCGACGCTCGTAATTCCTGTGTCAACGGCATACCCGCCGCCTTCGCTTCCACAAGGATTACCTCCGGCTCCCAGTACTTGTACTCCTCATACGCAATCCTCTTCAGGTCAGGAAACTCCCACCGACCCTTCTTCGCATCCATCAAGATCACGTTCGGAGGGCTGTCCTCCTTCGGGTAAAACACACCCCACGTATGTATCGCTGTAAAGTCAGCCGTCTGCGTTTTCAAATAAGCTGTGTCATAAGACTGCATGACATAATGCAAACGAGGGATCTTCTCATGCTCCCAAGGTTGCCACCACTCGCGCTTGATAATGGACGAACCGTCGGAGGACGGCTGTTGGAGGTACTGGGCATTCCACTGTTGCAACGGAATCGAAGCCTTGATCTTCTCAAGTTCATCCAACTTCCAGTACTCAGGCCACAAAGCCTTGCCGCTGTCCAAGATCGCAGGAAATTCGACCACCTCCCACTGATCAGCCTTCGGGTCCATCGCCGACTGCTTTAACAAACGTGCTGTCAAATCCTTCTCACCCCACCGGGTCATTACCAGAATAATCGAACCACCCGGCTGAAGACGCTGTCGTGGACCCGATGTGTACCAGTCCCACGCATTTTCAAGAGCAGTAGGTGACATCGCATCCTGCTCAGAGTGCGGGTCATCAACGATGAAAAGATCAGCACCGCGACCCGCAATCGACCCGCCAACACCAGCCGCATAATATTCACCACCGTCATCCGTCTCCCACCGATACGCCGCCTTACTATCCGACCTTAACTTGACATCAAAGATACCTTGGTAATCCGGCATCTCCATGAGGTTCTTCACCTTCCGTCCAAACCTGACAGAAAGATCAGCCGTATGGGTCGCTTGCATGATCTTCAGATCAGGCCGTCTACCAATCATCCACGCCGGAAACAAAAAGCTGGCAAACTCGGACTTCGTGTGTCTCGGAGGCATGTTGATAATCAACCGCTTCAACTCGCCCCTCGCAACTCGCTCCAGCTTATCCGCAACAATCTTGTGGTGCCGCCCAGCAATGAAGCCGGGCCACATCTGCCTCACAAACTCAAGGAAGTTATCCTTCGCCTTGTCCTTGGCTGTCAGATCCTTCAACCTGTTCATGTACTGGTACATGTTCTTCAGGTCTTCCACAGGAACCTGTGAAAGGTTCTTCAGTAATGTTTTTTGGTCAATGGACAATGGTCATCCCTCTATTGTCCACTGACCAATGCCACAAAAGTCATAACACTTCAATGACTAACGGCAATTCCAACTGGTCGGTGGATGATGGACGTTTGACCTTGGACTTCTTCGCAGCTTTAATAGCCACCAGTCCGGAGTCCCTGTGCAAAAAGATAGGACCCGATGGGCCAACGTAAGCACCTGTTACGTTGTACTCCATATATTCATTGGCCTCTTCCCGTGTCATCCCGTCACGGATTTGCAAAACTTCCTCACACATATTGTAGTCATACACAATACGAGAGTTGTACTCCGGGTACATGCTGTCGCCCACGCCGATGATTGCATAATCAAAGCCATCTGCAAAAAGCGGCTTTTCCTTGTCATCGTATCCTTCGAAGAAATTTATGATGTCCTCACGGACAGCTTCTCCGTGATCCAGCATTGTCTGGTACTTCTGTGCATTTTTAAAAGACGACATATTACAAACTTTCTGTTGTACGGGCCGGGGGTCCGGGACCCTAACCCTTATCTACAGAAAAGGGGGGTGGGGGGTCAAGGGACCAATGTCCATTGTCCATGGGATTTTTTGAAAATTGATAATCATATGTGCAAAATCGTGTATGGGGTGCGACGGTGCGATACGGGGGTCGATTTAGGGGGGTCGGGGGTCGAACGATCAATGCCAATGCCATTCCTGTTTTCGGCCAAGGGACCCGATAGGTCAGGATGGCTGACCTACTGTTGGGTGGGCGAGGCGGGCGATAGGTCAGGACAACTGACCTATGTGGCGGGATAGGTCAGGATGACTGACCTAAGAAAGTTATCCACAGGGTGATTTATTTGTTTACATTCTTTTGACTATGTGCCTAAGTAGTCAGGTCAGCAGATGCTGATTAACAAAAAAGGAAACCGACTATGACAAGTAACCTTAAGCTTGCGGCATGCGAAACAGTCATCTCTTTCGACAAGGTCATATTACTATTCGCGCAAGAATTAGAGGCGCACAGGGAATTGATCAACAGCCTCGAAACTCAAATCCTGAATCTTCAGGCACGGGAGATGGTCGCAGACGTCTCGAACGACTATAACATCGACTCTCGCTTTGACCGCATCGAAGTTCGCCTTGATGAAGTTGAATGCAAGCTTGAAGACAAGCTTGACTCAATGGATCTCGACGAACGCTTCACGGAAGCATTGCAGAACGTCACCTTCACGGTAAACGTGGAATAATCCCAACGGGGTGCATCGCAAGATGCACCCCACCTCTTTCAAAAGGATGACGACAATGGACAATGATCACTCAATTGAAATCGTAGCAATCACAATGCTTCTAACCCCGATCCTTCTTCTTTTAATCATGGGACTATGAACAATGAAAAATCTAATTGGTGACATATTCGAACTGTTTTGTCTGGGCGCATTTGTGACAGGCATTCTGTTTCTCGCAGTAGCAATGGGGGGTTGATTATGGATTCGTTTACAGCAGTGATGATGATCGAAGGTCAGGTTGATGCAGAAGAACATGAAATCTTGGACGCATGGCAATACCTGATCGACACCGGACTAGTCTGGCAATTGCAGGGATCTTTCGGTCGCATGGCACGGGATCTGATCGAACAGGGGATCTGTTATCTACCAAACTCAGAGGAAGCAGCGGCATGACCGAATACAATGGATGGACAAACTACCCGACATGGCGTGTACACCTTGAGATCTTCGACGGGGGAAATTGGGATCGATACTCGGCAGATGATCTTAAAGAGTTTGTGGTCGATCAGATCTTTGCCGAAACTCGCAGTGGGATTGCCCGCGATTACGCAATAGCTTTTTTGGAAGAGGTGAACTGGCGTGAGATCCACAAATCTTTGCAGGAGATCAGCGCAGAAGGGAATAACGAGCAGGAGCGATGGTACGACACATCATTAGAACTTGCGTGAAGACGGAAGGCCTCTGGAAACAGAGGCCTTTTTTATTTGTCAATTTTTTGCGCTATCATATTGCCACTTTACCGGCGCGCACATTCGGCGCGGGCATATTGTTTCTGGTAGTATAGTTGCCACTTTACCGGCGCGGGCATGACCGGCGCGGGCAGGTATGCATTAAGCGCAGGGCAGGTATGCGTTATGTGTGTTGACATTGTTTTGACTATGTGAGATATTGTTCAAGTCAACGAGAGATTGACGGTCAAAAACAAGGAATCAAAACAATGCGTCCAATATATGAAATAGCAAACGAGATTCGCGCAGACTGGTCCAAACCATACTTTGGCGCGGTTCCATATCTTGAGGCCATGGAAACACTCAAGAGCGCATCGGACAATTATTATTACGACAGCGGGAAAAGCGTTATTCTTTACTTCCTCGCCAATGCTTCTACGTGGCGTGGCGACGTCGCCAAACGAGTAAAAGCAGAATTGAAACAAACCGTAGGGATTAAGTAACATGATAACGAAAGAGCAACAAATTGCGATACTGCGTGTTTACTTGCGAGACACTAGTGAAGCGGAATCCTACTTACAATTCAGGCGCAAGATAATACGCGGTCATGGTTGTCTTATGCTACAATGGAAGGGGATGTGGTTGGGGATAGAACCCGACGGTTACACACATAGCTAAGGAAAGGGGACTTCGGTCCCCTTTTTATTTATCATTTTTTCGCGCTATCACATTGTCACTTTACCGGCGCGGGCATTACCGGCGCAAGACTTCGGGCATAGTATAATTGCCACTTTACCGGCGCGGGCATGACCGGCGCGATGCCATGCGCCAGACGCATACCACCTATGCGTTTATTGCATTTGACTATTTGTTTACTATCGATTAGGATCTAAAGATTGCAAGCACACAGAAAGGAAATCGCAATGCAAAACAGAATTTTTTCGAGCGACAATCCAAAAGCAATTAAGGCGCAAACGTACGGTTGGCGCAATGCTATTCACTATATGGCTCCGGCAAAGCTTGCCGGTGTCGGTGATCTTTGTGGCGACGCAAGCAAGAGTTGCATTGAGTTATGTCTTGGCAAAACATCGGGCGCAGCGACCTACTATCCGTCGGTAATTCGAAGCCGGATTGCAAAAGCACGTCGTTTCATGAAGGAGCGCAAAGCTTACCTAAACGACATGAGCAAATCAATCAAAGCAGAGATCCGTGCATCGGATAGGGCAAACGTCAAGCTTTGCGTGCGTCCAAACGGCTCTACAGACATCCCCTTCGAGGGGATTCGCGACGAGGACGGCTTGACACTCATGGAACGGTTTGCAGAAACGCAATTTACGGACTACACCAAGAGCGTCAAACGTGCGTTAGCGCATGCTCAAGGAAAGATGCCACGCAACTACCATTTGACGTTTTCGAGATCCGAAACAAACCACGATGATTGCTTGCGTGTTTTGCAAGCGGGCGGAAACGTCGCGGTCATCTTTGGGAACGGCTTGCCAAGCACTTGGGAAGGCTATCCGGTCATCAATGGTGACGCGCACGACTTGCGCCACATCGATCCGAAAGGTGTCGTCGTCGGATTGACACCGAAAGGCCCGAAGGCGAAGAAAGATCAGTCGGGCTTCGTCCTTCGCGACTACTGATTTGACATTGGGAGGACGTCCGGTTAACTCTGGATCTCCTCCCAAGGAACGGGTTCGGTTTTTGTTTTCCTTTTCCGAACCCACACTTACCCGCAAGTCGAGCGTCTCCCCGCTCCTTGCGGGTTTTTTTGTGTTCAAAAAGGCGCAATCATAAGGCATTACCGGCGCACAACCGGCGCGACCAAGCCT